CGTCGATCTTGTCGAAGACGATCTCGTGACCGCCCGCGAGGCCGGAGTTGCGGTCGACGGTGACCTGGCCGGTCGAGCCCGCCTGGAACATCGAGTTGAACCACTTCATGCCGCAGATGATCGGGCCTTCGCCGAGCGCCAGCCGGGCCATCGCGCCGGTGGTCGCGTGCGTGTAGCCGGAGATCATCCCGGCGTTCTTCAGGGCCTGTGCGACCGCCGTGCCGTCGGAGCCGGTGTCGGTCGGCTTGTACTGGCCCGGGTAGGTGTCCAGCGTGGTCGCGTCGGAGTAGCAGGCAACCGCGCCTTCCTCGGTCAGCGCGTACCGGCCGGTGAAGTCGCCGCTCTCGTTGGTGACGGTGGCGTAGTACGGGCCGGTGGCCATGCAGCCGACGGCGGCGTTGCCGGTGCAGCTCCTGACGTTGTCCTGATCGAACGGGCCGACGTGTCGCTCCCAGTCGCCGTCCGTCTGGATCAGGCTGGCCGGGACGTACGGGAACGACAGGGACCGCGAGTCGACGCGGAAGTTCCGGCCGAGCATCGGGTGATACGGAAGCTGTTCCTGGACGATCGTGACTACCTGCTTGGTCATGCTCTCCTCCTCCTGGCCGTCACGCGTCGGCGGCGGCCGTACTCTTCATTCTGTAACCCTGCTGGCCAGCTACTTCGCGCAGGGCGTCCCGCATCCATGGCTTCCCACGCCGGGCGGGCTGCGCGACCCACTTGCGGACCATCGGCTGGCCGTGCCAGGTGAACGCCAGGGCCTGCTTGCGCTTGGGGTAGATGACCACCGGGCGGCGGCCCTCATGCACAGGCAGCGCGTACTTGACCTTGGTGAAGACCTCCCCCGTGACCGCGTTGGCGGTCTGCTTGATCCGGAACTGGTGCGACGCACGCAGGTTGCCCTCGTCCACCGGGCACAGCACCTTCGCCCGGTTCAGCACCCGCAGCGTGGTCCGTGTGACGTCCTTGCCTGCGAGGTCGTGCAGGACGCCCTTGATGACCGGCTGATACAGGTCAACCCTTACCGACTTCACCGGCATTCTGGGCCTCCTCCTCCGGGGTGATGTCCCGAAGATAGCCGGACGCGACGTGCGTCAGCGCCCAGCCGAGATCGTCGGGCTGCTGCGTGAACACCTCACCCTTGTCGAGCCCGTCGAACGAGACGACCACCTCGAAGACGCGCGGCCGACCCTGCCGCTTCACCTGGCCCACGGTCTCCTCCTCAGCAGTCCCCGCACGGCGCCATCACCGACACGGTCACGGTGAGCGTACCGCCGGTGCAGCCGCCCTCCACCGACAGCGGCGTCCACTCGCCGACGACTCGCCGCTGTGTGGGCGCGAAGCAGCAGGCCGCCGCCCGGCGCATCAGGGTCTGATGCTGCATGCCGGTGGTGAACGCCTGCTGCCAGTCGGCGGTCGACGGCGGGTCCATGTTGTCGAACTCCTGTTCGGAATCCGACCAGGGCATGCAGAACGCGGAACCCATCTCCAGCACGACCGCGTACGCCAGCGGGCCGCACGGTGACCAGTCGTTGGTCGGCGCCGGGAAGTCCGTCCACGACGGGTACACCTGCGCCACCCGCACCCACGCCAGCCCCGCGCAGCACTCGTCCACGTTCGGGCCGATCAGCGGTCCGGTCTCGGCCCCGTAGCGCAGCTCCGTCTTGGCGGGCGGCTTCGGAAGGTTCTGCATCTGGTCGGTGAGGCAGGCGAGCAGCGCGTTGGCGACCGGGGTGGCGATCGGGTCGGACGGGCCGAGGTTGGGCACATTCAACGCCACCGACATCGCCCCGGACGCGGCGAAGTTGGCCGCCAGGTGCGTCTCGTTCACCAGCGGTGCGGTCAGGCTGCCGGT